ATTAATAGATTCATATCATCCCTCGTATTCCTTATGTTCTTATAATCGTTATCAAGTTTCTGATTAATCCCTGTGATAGATGTTTCAATGTTCGTTATTCGTTTTTCAATCTGTTCTATACGGTTGTCCTGTTTTTGCTTTGGTGCTTTCCATGATTTGTACCACCCGGAAAGCACCGCAACAGCACCACCGATAACAGATATAGCACCGCATATAGCAAGTATCTGTGTTATTAGTTCCATGTGTTACGCTCCATAATTCAATCCGATTCCGGCTTGCCTGTATATCTCTTTTCGCATTCTTTCTTTCAGGTCCTCTACATCAATAGTGATTGTCGTTTTTTCTGCAACCTTTACATTTCTGTAATCATGAGCCTTTAATACAGGTGATGCCACATCTTCAATAATCGGTGAGATAACAGGAGTAAGATACGCTTCTTTCTCCAACCGCTTATTTTTGCACTTGTCTTTAAACGGACACTCTCTGCACATTTTTGCCATTCTTGTCAATCCACTCATTTTACATCACCTTTCGTATTAAGATATCTTTGTGCTGCTTTTGCAGATTTCACAGCCTGCGACCTATCCCACTGTGCTACCCGTAGACGTTCCGAATATTCTTTAAGACCATTATCTTTGCAGAACTCACGGTATTGCTTATTCTGCCGTCTGAGTACCGCTGATTTGCGGTCATACATCTGTTGCAATTCGAATTTAAGCTTATCATCTCCGCTTGCATCTATAGCAGTCTGCAAATTCTGAATCTCTCTCTTGCTGTTGCGAATATGCCTTTCCATAAGACGTTGTTTTTTCGCACGTTCTTCCGCTTTGATATTGTCTTCGCTTGACAGATTGATATCTGCATACGGATTGTTTTCACCGTCACCGGACCCGAAAGAGTGTCGGCAGTTCACGCCACACAACCCTGTCACCGTTCCGTAGCCTGTTGATGTTCGGAAGTCCGGGAACCTCTTGTCTTTGCCTGTCCGGGAATAGAATTTTCCTTGCCACCAAAAGTGGTTCGTTGGATTGTTACCGCCATCACCAATTCGTGCGCCCACATGTGCAGATACTAAGATAGTATCCCATTCCAATTCTTCCATTCGTTTTAATGCGATTGCTCCGGCGCACTGGCTTATCCCTGTGCGGACAGTCATCATTGTGGCTGATTCAATGCTCATTTCTCTACCGGACGGATAGGATACTTTAACACCTTGCTTTATCATCTTGTCAACAGCATTCCTGACAGCTTGTGTGTATGATACGGCACCGCTTGATGTCATGCGGTAAGCTGTGTCGACCTCTTTCAAAAACAACTTCTGTGCTTCATCTGCCGTTGTTCGTGTAAGGTTTCTCCATTCTCCACACGTAGCGTTATAATCTCTTTCCAGTATTCTGAGCAATGCCGGAGATTGCAATAAGGGCGTAGGTGATAGTCCTACCGCCCTATATATCGCATCGTCTCTCTCGATAGCTTTTATTCCGGCTTCTTCAAATGCGCTTTTCAGCTCGTTCTCTTGCTTCTTCGTTTTGTCAGCAATCTCTTTTTGTATGTCTTCCAATAAGTAGCCGGATTCCTGTAACACCTGTATCTGCCACCTGTCCGTAGCTGTAAGCATATAGTCTTCTCCACGACCTATGCGTACCATTATACGCTCAACGATCATGTCCATAATGTTCTTATGCATGTCTGACGTTATCTTTTCGGCTCCCTCGGTCACATGAAAGAGATATTCCGGCGTAAGCATTACTTACCCTTTCCATCTGGCCATGCAAGAAGAATTAAGAAAAACACACAAATCACAATAATATTAATCGTACTTGTTGCCATCTTTATTCGTCCTTTCCAATCTGCTTAATAATCTGATTAACGTATGTACTCAGTCCGGCTACCATGATGCCTTGTACTATAGACGTGAACAGTGCCATAAAAACGTTTTTCATGCTGTCCAAATCGCAAGTTGCTGTTACATACATTCCGCAAATAATAATTCCAATACCTCCGAGAGAGAGTGGAATGTCTTTATCCTTAATTCTCTTTGAATTTTTCATCCATTTCCCAAGAAAATACAAGGCAAAAGAAACCACCATTAACTCCGGCTTTACATAACTAATAATCTGTTCCATTTTTTAGTCCTCCTTTACAGACATTATCATTTATCTTTCGGATTGGCGTGTCCCCTTATACCTCTTCCCATCCATACACACCCGGCTCCCAGACGTTGTTGTCAATGGTGCTCTGCCATGTCTTGCCGTTGTGTGTAACCTTATCGCCCTTGCTGTATGGATTCGTGCTGTCTGGTTGTTCCCACTCTGGAATCGTGTCAGTGTCCGGTATAAGCACCTTGGCGAACAAAGACGGCGCATCCGGTGGTATCCATGTCTCTTGGCTTGTGTGGGCTTGTAATACCTTGTAGATAGTACCATCGTATTCCAACCGCTTGCCAACTACATATTCCTTGCCAGACTGCCATTTCTCCACAAAGTCTGGATACTTCAATATTTGTTCATCGGTCATGTTGGCTGTCTGGTTTTCCAACAGCTTCCGCAACTGCTCTGCTTGTTCCCTCGTCACTGTACCACCCCCATTATAATATTTAGTGCTTCATCTGCGCTTAATTCTGGCTCTGGATAGATTGGGTTGTCTACCAGTGTCCACACCTGCCTAATCGCATTCTCTTCTTCCGTCCATCCAGATTCCCAGTGTTTGCCCTCTGTTACCTCGATGGGCATATCTACGTACACCACAGGCTTGTAGCCTAACTGTTCCAGTTCTTCTGGCAATGGATTATTGATAGTGCGACCGTCTAACACTATGGTCTTCGGTGCACTTCTCAGAAATCCGTTTTGCAATTCTGCGTACATTTTTTAATCACCTCGCTTTCTTTTATAAACTTCTTTTGTATACTTCGAAATCAATAGTTTCTACCTTGCTTTCACCAATTCTTAGCGAAAAATCCACCGCATTGTCAGAAAGTGTATAATTACTCGCTACAATCGCTCCCGCTGTTGTGCTTTCGCTACATGCTAAATATCCGTACTTATTCCCATAGACATTTATAATTATATTTTTGATATATTTATTAGTCTTTGGGAGTAAAAGGTACAGTGTATCGTTTTCAGCATTAATTTTCACAGCTAATGCACCCCATTTGTTTTGTACGGATATATCTCCTACATATTCAAGCATCTCTTCTACCTCCTGTGCCTTTGCCATCATCATTCGCCGTCTTAACATATATCCACGGCATTCTTGACACAGGATTTAGAATCAACTAAGCCGTGACTGACTGACTGACTGACTGACTGACTGACAAGATTTTGTGTCATTCTGTATTTCATGTCAACTTACCTCCCGTAAACTTTTATAGTGCCAGATGTTGCATAGTATTGTGTTCCACTGTTGTAGATTTTTATTTTCCTAAATTTCTCTGCAATCGGCATCAAATTGTAAGGAATCATAGCATTCCCTGCATTGCCACTATACATTGTTTTACTACTAGCTCCGGTATGAGATACTGCTATTGTTCCGCACCCATTTAAGCATTTATATAATGTATATCCATTCTTTTTGCTTCCGCTCTTAGATGTTCTAGGCGCTCCACAATCTGCCACAATATCATTAATCTTTACCATAACCGTAGAATCTGTATTAGTCGAATTTTCCATATCTGTCCATATCAGCAATAGTTCTGAGCAGTCGCATGTCTTTTCAAACATAACAGAATTTACAAATGCAAAATTTGACACATCAATTTCGCCTAATAATTCAAACTCTTCATTTATCATACTTTCTGCCACCTCACTTCCTAATGTTCTTCTACGTTCCATCGCTCACGCTCCAATTCTGGGATGTAAGTAATCCCTCTAAGATTGATACCTCATATATCTTGTTGCCCTCTACCATAAAGCTCCCGATATTGACCCCTGCCGGGTGTACCACCCTTGTAGCCGTTGCACCAGATTTAAAAATGAAATGTATCTCACCTGTGCCCTCTCCGATGGTGTAGGTAAGTGACTCCATCTCTGGGAATACGTATAGCTTATTCGGTTCGAGCGTTACTGTGGTATCTGTATCAAGTTTTTCTACTCTTTCGATGCCACCTGTTTCGATTGTGATTGCAAGGGCTTCACTTCCATCATAGATGTGTGTTTT